CTCCATCCTAGCCGAAGCTATTCAGGATACCCTAACCGTTTATGGTAATTTAGGCTTTACCAAGCCATCACATAGATCTAATGGGCGAACCCACTATCGACAAGGATTTACCCTGTCTGTCAAGCCCTTAGGCTGGTTCAGTGATACACTACTGGACCATTCTTCGAACTATCATCACAGTGATAGGATGACAACAGTGAATCTAGAATTGACTGTAATCGGGAAAGCGTACCCGAGCAGATCATTTCTAGGTTACTCTCAGGCGTTTCCACGTAGCGTAATGCTGCTCCGTGTAATAAGCCCTGGAGGAACAAGCCCTCTTGACGAGGGAATGGAGCGGTCGACTCTTCCTGAGAACCATACAGGAGAGATAGGACGTCCCATGTTTGACCATGAGAAGACCATCTTGTATCACTCCTCATCTGCTCAATAAGTTCTTGAGCAGTGAGGAGCTGTGCATACCGATCGCTTAATGGTATGCCGTTTGGATTCTTCCCAGCCCCTAAAGGCTGAAGAACAGTCCAAAGCAGACCCGCAAGACGTCGTTGGTCACGACGAAGTAACTCTTGTGGGAATCTACTGAAGTGTTGTAACGATGAGGCCAATGAACCGGTCTCAACGTTCTTCCACTTCCAGGGTTTGTATTTATGGTTGGCGGTAATCAGCCAACCGGCAAACTCTGCCAATGTGCCGGAGGAGATTGTCTTACTCTTGGATACAGGAACTTGTAATTGTTCCAACTTCAAGAGGTACTCGCTGGCTAAAGTACTGTCAGTGATGACGATGTCATCACCCAAAATACGATATTGGTCTCCACCTTTATCGTACGACTGACAGGACTGCACTAAGCCATGGTGTGCCATCGCAAACAAAGCGAAGGATGGACCGGCTCCTAAGGGTTGCCCCTTTTGGAATACCAACGTCCGTACACCATCACCCCTACATACCTCTCCAGGTAATCGGGGCATGCCTTTGGGTATTATGTATTCACCCTTGGCGACGCGTTCCAAAGCAATTCGGAACATGAGCGGTACTTTAAGACTCTGCAGTAGGTCCCTTTGCAGGTACCAAGGAAAGTGATTCGTAGCATCACTCAGATCTATCGAGTGGGCCACCTTTCCTTGACGAAGTTGACCTTGAACCCAGTTTGCACCGGATTCCTGGTCGTGGAACAGTCCTCACGGACTTTCCTGAGTTGACGGAACAAGTACTTCTTGAGAGGATCCAAGAAGGCCTGCCATGCCAGGTTAGGGATAGCAAAGACCCTAAGCTTACCACCAGTCTCCTGAGTACTACCGAGACTGCCAACAACTCCTTCATAATGGCGGCGGACAACGCCGGGTGTACGAGCTGAAAACCCGTACACTGCCCGTAACTGTGGGATAACCTCCACAGAATAGGCGCCAGCAGTACCTTTACCAAGACATGTATCACACCAGAGAATTTCCTGTTGCTGTACATACCGTTTTCGAGCGGACACTTCTCGTGAGAGAGTGAGCTTGGTAAGACCTACTTGAAACGCAGCATAATAGTCACTCACCTGGTAAGGTGGGAGACTATAATCCCAAGGTTTGACTTCCTTGGGTATGCTGACAGATAGGCCGTTAGGATTAGACGGTTCCGCAGTTGCAGACTCATAGAATTTCTTCCATTGAGTATCTGTAACCTTGTCAAAGACGAACGAATGATAAACATTCAGAACGTTGAGGACCGTCACTGTAGGAAAGTTACGCATTAGGACCCCGAAAGGACCTGTTGGGTAACCATCTGGCCGACAGGCAATCCAAGATTTCTCCTGTTTAAAGGAGACCTTGGCTTGTCTTGCAACGTAAAGTTGCTTGAATTGCTTCAACCGGCTCACAGTGTACTCTAATCCGCAGCCCGAAATCCATTTGTCGATGAGGATAACAATTGGACTCGCCACGTTCCAACTCACGCCTAAGGCGTGCATTGCCACTCTGGTGTCACCCATGAAACCCTGCCTTATAGACATAGTCG